TTTGGCGGTTCGGGCGTTGGTAAAACCACCATGCTGAATCCCATGTTGCATCTTTTAATGTCGGTAAATGGGTTCCCCACCGGCGGTAATTCAATTTGTACTTTGAACGCGAGTGACAAGTATCAATCCGATTATTCGTCTAGTGTCACAAGTGTAGTTATTGATGATATAGCTAATGCCACTTTTGAAGCGGCGGAGGGCAATCATTGCCAACTCATTATAGATTTCATAAACAATGACCCTAAGAATTGTCTTAAGGCGGACGTGGATTCCAAAGGGTCTGTTATGATTAAGCCTAAATTTGTTGTAGGCACGACCAATAGGAAAGATCTTATGGCTTACCATTATTCCAACGAACCAGTTTCCATAGCGCGGCGTTTTGATTACACAATAACCGTCAAAGTACATCCGGATTACAAACAGGAAGACAACGACATGTTAGATGGTAGCAAAGTCCAAGATGGGGTTCCCGATTGTTGGTGTTTCACTGTGGAACGGGTGTGTCCGATCAAGCAAGATAAGGGTAAAGCTGATGCTATCGGCTATAAACCTGTTATGTGGGCGGGACGCAAACTTATAGATGTAAGAATGCCGATTTTGTTACAATTTTTGGCCACAGTTTCTAAGCAACATTTTGCTCTTCAAGACAAACTGGTTGCGACATCAACTAGTATATTTGATGTACCAGTTTGTCAATGTGGGAACTATAGACAATTTTGTATATGCGAAAACGTTGCTATAGGTGATTTTGAAAACCAGTCCAAAATCTATGATAAGTTGTCAAGAATCGACACATGGATTATATCACGGAAACATCTTTTTGCGTTTAGGAGATTCGTGTGCATAATGAGATTGTGCATGAGTGGTGTTTACACTTATTTAACATCACAGAAGAGGGACGTGAGATATGTATATTGGTTTATATCCTCAACTATTGGTCTGTATTGGATGATAGCATATTGGACAATAGTAGGGTCCTTATCATTTGTTTTCGCAGGTAGTTATCTGGCTTTAACAAAATTTGATGAGAGGTGCGAAAAAGCTATAGTTAACTGCGATAAATTACAAAACGCGTTAAGCTACTTGCATATGAATGACAGGTTGAGGAATGCTAAGGTCATCAAGGTTATGGGGTATGGTGCGATAACTGTTGCAACCTTGTATAGCGTTAGGGAAATTTATAGGAAATATAGAAAGATGTCTAATCATGGACATGAGTATGTGACTCCTGAACCTGATGAAGTGCAAAGACCAAATATGTGGAAAAAGGCATACTTGGAACCTATACCTGTGTCAGAAGCATGCAAAACCACCACTCATCAACAATTGGTACATAAAGTTTCCAGTGTTTTGGCTTATGTCATATGTGAGGAATTTAAAACAGGTAGAAAATTTGCTTCCAACATATTCCCCGTTTGTAGCAATGTTTGGATTTTAAATCAACATGCTGTTAACCTTGAAGAAATCAAGATGTCGTTCATTCGGCGAGATCCTTCGAAAGTAGGTAGCAATTTCTCATGTATAGTATCCCCTGTCCATATGTATTCCATACCAGATTCTGAACTTCTGATGATATATGTTCCTAATGGTGGTGACAATAAGAACATGATTGATTATTTTCCGCTCATTAGGAGAGGGAAAGCATGTGGATCAACTTTGGTTTATAAAGATGAAAATGCTGGTGTCAGGCTTCAGAGGGTTAAAGCTCATCCTAAAACTGTCACATCTTCAACAATAACAACATCTGGTTATGCCTACATAACTGAATACCCAACTTTTCAAGGGCAGTGTATGTCTGTTCTAATTTCTGATGATGTGTCGCCTAGGATTTTGGGTTTCCATTTTGCAGGTAACACAGGCACTAAACAAGGTGCAGCGTGTTCTATTACCCAAGATGAGATTAAAGCTGGACTGGTGGCCTTGGAGAACAGATACGGTGTGTGTCTGTCCATAAATTCCGGAGATTTTAAACTAGAACCACAAGGTGATCACCCAAACGTTAAATTGTTAGGACGTATCCATGATAAGAGCCCCACTAATTTTTTGGACCCAGATGCCACGGTTATCAACTACGGGGCGCATGATGGTCCTAGACGGAACTTTTCGTCCTTGGTTGTGCCATCATTAATATCACCATTGGTTGAAAAATATTTTGGTGTTGTCAATAAACACGGTCCACCACCAAATATGAATAGTTACCACCCATGGAGATACGATGTTAACAACATGGGACATGTCAAGTCTTTTTCCCCCACTTTAGTTATGTTGGCCACCAAAAGTTTTGAAGACAAAATAATGGAAAACTTGCATTATAAGGCCTTGTCGAAGGTTTCCCCCTTGAGTTGGGATAGTTGCTTAGCAGGTGCAGACGGCGTGCGGGGAATTGATTCCATTAATTTGTCTACATCGATGGGTCATCCATGGAACCAACCCAAGAATAAATATTTGGTAAGGACTGATGTACCAAGGAATGGTGTGAGCCAGCCCATAGAATGCCCAGAATGGGTAAGAAGTGAGGTGGAAAAAGCTAAAAGCACACTATTGGGGGGCAACAGATGTTATTGGGTGATGAGGGCTAGTTTAAAAGACGAACCCACCAAGATAACCAAAAACAAAGTCAGAGTGGTGTGCGGAGCACCACTACCTGGTTTAATCTTAGTTAGGATGTACTTTTTGCCCATCGCAAAAGTTATAATGGACAACTCTGAGTTGTTCGAGTGCGCCGTTGGTATTAATGCACATGGACCAGAGTGGACTAAATTTACACGACATGTGACGCAATTTGGTGAGGACAGGATGGTAGCAGGCGATTACAAGGATTATGATACCACTATGCCCCCATCCTTAACTTTGGCAGCTTTTCAGATTTTTATAAATTTGGCGAAGAAAGCGGGTTATTCCGAAGACCAGATTAAGATTATGCAAGGTATAGCAACTGAAATATGTTACCCTGTTTACGAGTATAATGGGGAGTTTATACAAATTAACGGTTCCAACCCTTCCGGTCACCCTTTAACAGTATTTATAAATAGCTTTGCTAATTCCTTGTATATTAGGTGCGCTTATTATCATATATACGAATACGATCCACATGACGATTTTCATGATCATGTGGCTTTGATGTGTTACGGTGATGATAACATTATGTCCATATCCGAACATAAGCCTGGTTTCAATCACACAACTATAGCTGATGCCATGGCAGATTACGGTGTCACTTATACCATGGCAGAGAAGGGAGCAGAATCTGTACCTTACATTAACATTTCTGAATGCACATTTCTTAAGAGACGGATGGTGTGGAATGAGGAAATGGGGTTGTATTTTGGCCCATTGGAGGAGGCGTCCTTGTATAAAACGTTACATTGTAATTTGAAGAGCAAATTACTAACACCTGCAGAACATAGTGTTGAGTGTATAAATAGTGTTCTAACGGAATATTTCCTTTTCGGCGAGGAAATATATAATGACAGAGTTGAGAAAATGAGACTCCTCTGTATCGAAGCCGGTTTATTACATCATTTCGATGGGGAATTGCCCACGTATGTAGATCAATACGATCTCTACGTAGGGAGGTACTTGCTTGGTGAATGTAAAACAAATCCTGTCAGTAGTCGACAGGTTGGTGCTCCCATATGGGAAGAGCCAGATGTATGAGGTATCTCTGCGTTAATAATTGTATGAAACATAGTTTTTTTCAAATGTAGCGCAGTAATGCATACATGGAATTTTTTAATATGT